ATTAAAGTTCCAGAAGTTTATTGATAGATTGCGCCGTAAATTTTCTCATCTATTCATTAATATACTTAAAAAGCAGTTATTGCTAAAAGGTATTATCACAGAAGAAGATTGGAATAATTGGAAAGCAGACCTTACAGTTGAATATGCTAAGGACAATCATTTTACAGAACTCAAAGATTCTGAAATTTTAAGAGAGAAGCTTCAATCTCTTGACATGGTTCAGAATTATGTTGGGGAATATTTCTCGAAAGAATGGGTAATGAGAAATATACTTTATTTAAATGATGATGAAATTGAAGAAATGCAAAAGCAAATTAACGGGGAAGGTGAACAAGCCCCACAAGGAGATGAAGATGAGTGATATTGAAGAGTTAATCCAAGCCGCGGCTAACAAAGACTATGCAGCTGCCACAGATAGATTTAACAGTCTGATGAGTGATAAAATTTCTGATGCATTTGAGCAAGAGAAGATTTCTCTAGCTAATAATATTTTCAACGGGCTAGATGAAGAAGAAGTAGATGAGCTCGAACAAGATGGAGATATTGAAACAGAAGAAGATGAGGAAGATATCTATCTCGACGATGATGAAGACGAAGAGTCATAGTTAAAATAAAAATATTTATAAATAACTACGCAAATATTAAAGATGAAGAAATTTTCAGAATTAAGAAAGAAAAAGCTACCGGGTGAGCAGGTATCAAGTTTTAAAGTTGATCGCATACCCGTAGCTGTAAATAAGGATAAGGGCAAGTTTATCGTCTACGTAGATGGTGATAGACTTGATTCTTATAGAACACAAAAGGAAGCGGAAAAAGCCGCTACTACTTTTGTTAAGCAATTTAAGGCACAGTAATATGAAACTGATTGCAGAATATACAGATCAAGACCTTGAATGTATTGTCGAAGCCAAAGATGGTAAGAAGACATACGCTATTGAAGGTATATTTGCTTCTGCAGAGCAAAAAAACCGTAACGGTAGAATCTATAAAAGAGACGTTATGGAAAATGCCGTCAACAAGTATATTGATGAACAAGTTTCAAAAGGTAGAGCTGTTGGGGAACTCAATCACCCTGAAGGACCAACAATCAACCTAGATAAAGTTTCACACAAGATCGAATCTCTTAATTGGAAGGGAAACGATGTTGTTGGAAAAGCGACAATACTAGCAACTCCTATGGGTAAGATCGTCGAAGGTCTTCTTGATGGTGGCGTTAGGGTTGGCGTTTCAACTCGTGGTATGGGAAGTTTGCAGCGTGGCACTGACGCTATGATAGTCGGTAAAGACTTCATGCTCAATGCTGTTGATATCGTTCAAGATCCATCTGTACCAAACGCTTTTGTTAATGGGGTTATGGAAGGTGTTGAGTGGGTATGGAATAACGGCATTATTGAGGCTCAAACAATTGAAAGAATGGAGACCGAAATTAAGAAAGCTCCGCGGAAAGACCTTTATGAGGTACAAATTCGTGAGTTTAAGAATTTCCTCTCGTTACTCAAATCAAAAATATAAGGAGTCGTTATGACTGAAGATCAAAACTATGATCAGGAAGTTGAACTCCACGCTGATGTTGATAACGAAGTCGTGGAAGAAGCTCATGATCCTAAGAATGCTGAAGCTCAATCTGTAGCTTCTGTTGATAAGGCTGGTGAAGCAACCGGAACCGCTAAGAAGCGTAAGGGTGACAACACCAAGAAAGATCCAATGCCTAAGACTAAGACAGGTATGATTAACGCCGCATATCAGATTATGTCCAAAGCCAAGAAAGAAGACTTGAGTGTCATGCTTTCTAAAATGATGGCCGAAGACCTTGAAGCGGACGAAGGATCTGTGACAGAAGATAATGTTGAATTTCAGTATGAGGCTGATTTTTCACAAGATTTGAATGCTCTTATCTCTGACGAAGCTACTTTGTCAGAAGAGTTTAAATCAAAAGCTGAAACAATTTTCGAAGCAGCGATTACATCAAAGCTATCAGAAGAAATTGATAGGCTTGAAGCCAAGTATGACGAAGAGCTTAATGAAGCTGTTGAGTCAACAAAAGCTGATCTTGTTGAGAAAGTAGATTCATACCTCAACTATGTAGTTGAACAGTGGATGGCTGATAACCAAGTAGCTATTCAATCAGGCTTGCGTGCGGAAGTAGCTGAGAACTTTATGAGCGGATTGAAAGATCTGTTTACTGAGTCTTACATCGAAGTACCTGAGTCTAAAGTCGACCTGGTAGATGACCTTGCAGAAACCGTTGAAGAGCTCGAAGAGCAACTTAACGAAACAACTGGTAAGGCTATTCAATTAGCTGAAGAACTTGAAGCGTATAAGCGTGATTTTATTATTCGTGAAGCCTCACGTGATCTCGCTGAAACTCAAGTTGAAAAGCTTAAGTCACTATGCGAAGATGTAGATTTCGATGACGAAGAAACTTTCACTAAGAAAGTGGTAACTGTCAGAGATTCTTACTTTACTAAAGAAATCTCAGAGTCTAAAGAAGCAGCTTATTCAGAAGAAGAAGACGGTGATGCACCTGTCCAAGCTTCTGGATCAATGGGCCGCTATCTCCAAGCTCTAGAAAAAACAAAAAAATAAAAGGAGTCCAAAATGGAATCATATGATCGTTTGATCGAAAAATGGTCCCCAGTACTCGAAAATGAGTCTGTAGGATCAATTCAAGACGCGCACAAGAAAGCTGTTACAGCTGCGCTCTTGGAAAACCAAGAGAAGGCATTTGCTGAAGAAGCTGCACAAGGTTCGTTCTTGTCAGAAGCAGCACCTGCTAACAACACTGGTTCAGCTGCGAACTGGAACCCAGTTCTGATCGCACTTGTACGCCGTGCTATGCCTAACTTGATGGCATATGACCTTTGCGGTGTTCAG